CAATCATATCATTCTTATTTTTTAGAAACTGAATCTCTTTTTCATATTTTTCAATACTTTTATTTTGAAACCCAATCTCTTGATTTAGATTTAGTATTTCAGTGTTAATTTTATTCACAGTGTCAACTTTATCTTGCTCAACTTGAATAGAATCTTTAACACTCAAAATCATTTTCTCTATTTCAACAAAAGCATCATCCAACTCAGTTATTCTACTTTCGTTTTTAGATACAATTTCAGTAGAAAGTTCTTCACTAATATCTTGATGACATGTATTACAATGACTATTATCAATAAAAAACTTATTTTCTTTCTTAAGTCTGTCTTTATTATTTTTCATTTTCTTGAAAACATCAACTCTCTTCTCAAGGTCAGAATTCAATTTTTTAATATCTCCAATTTTTATAGAGTCAATCTCTTCCATTTTTCTGGATATTTCAAGTTGTAATTCACATATAGTGTTTTGACATTCCTGAATATCTCTTCTGATTGATTCAACTCTATCTTGTTTTGTACCTTTCAACTTTTCAATATATTCCTCTTTCATCTCAATACCAGATTCAAGAGATTTTATATCATAGTCATTCTGTGACATGTCTGTTCTCAATACAGAAGACCTTTCTTTGAGAAGTGTGTTCATGATACTGAATATGTCAATGTCAAGAATATCCTCAATCACATCTCTTCTGTTTTGTGTTGAAAGTTTCATAAAAGGTGTGAAGCTAGAGGAACCTAAAATGACTATTTGTGTGAACGATTTATAGTTCATCTTGAGAATAGTTTTTTTCAAGTTTTTTCTGAAAATCTCTAGCATCAGCTGATTGATTGATAAACTCACCATTCAAATATATTTCAAAAATGTTAGGTTTTATACCCCTTTTTACCATATATTCTTTTGAACCTATAGAGAATTCAACCTCAACTACAGCACCTTTCTCATTTATAGAATTTATCATCTGATTCTTATTGATATTTCTGAATGCTTTACCAAATAAACCAAAACAAATAGCATCTAAAAATGTTGACTTTCCTCCACCATTCTTACCCATGATTAATGTTGATGGACTGTTATTCAAGTCTATCTCATTAAAGTAATTACCAGTGGAAAGGAAATTTTTGTAACGAACTTTTTTAAAAATTATCATAATACTCTATTGTAAATCAATTGCTTCTCTATGTAAAGACATTAGAACTTCTTTTAATCTATCAAGGTTTACATTATTTACGTCTAAACCATCAACATATTTATTCAATGTAGTTACAGTATCTTCAGCCTCATTCACAATCTCCTCTTCCTCAACAGACAAATTCAAATCTTCAATAATCGACAAATCAAAAGGTTCTTGTAATTGAATTGAATCAATAAACTTATCAAAGAAATAAGGGTTATTTTTAGATTCAACTAAAACTTTTACATAACTATTCTTACAAAAACTGAAATCTTTAGTTATTTTATCAAAAGTTTCAACTCCTGTATCATTGTAAATTATCTTATGAAATATCTTATGAGGGTTCTGGTGATACTCCAACTCTAGAGTGTTTGTATCAAATATATGAAAACCTCTTGGATCATTATAATCAGACCAAGTTATTTCATACGTGCTCCCCAAATAAGCAACATTTCCAACAGTAGATTTGTGATGATAATGTCCTGTCATTACAAGGTCATATCCATCAAAAACATTATGATTCATTCCATGATAACAAACAGAGTTCCTATACATCTTAAAACCAGAAAGTTCTAAGTGACCCATAACAACTGAAGCTTCCTTTGAATCAATCAATTTCATAGATTTCTCTTCATTTTCTCTGTTAATCCAAGGAATAAAAAGTATCTTTCTTTTACCAAACTTGACAATCTCAGGTTCTTCATAGATTTTAACTTTACTATATCTATTCCCTAAAATCTCTTTGGGTGCGTTTACTCGGTTTGTATCTTTGTAGTAGACATCATGATTTCCCACAATTATATGAAGTTCTACTCCGTTTTTCTCAAACCATTCAATAAATCTTTCCCTAAAAGAATTCAGAGTTTTAATATTAGCAAATTTCCTTCTATCAAAGATATCACCAAGATGAATCACCTTTTTAATTTTCTTTTTTAAAACTGTTGGAAAAAACTCTTCTTCCCAGAACTTGAAGAAGTAATCATTGAAAATCTGACTATCATTTCTACCACCAAAATGGGTGTCAGTTACAAGTGCAAGTTTCATTCAAAATCCTCAATCTTAAAACCATAATAATCATATCTAACCCCATCATTATTAACATTTGAAAAGAGTAAAACATACTTGTCCATACAATCACAAGAGTTTGTACAAGTTTTTTTAGGTTTGTAATCATCATCATGAACATCATCTGCCATCTGAGCTTTTTGAATTTTAAGTTTCTTCTCTTCTTCAGTCTCTTTCCTTACATTCACTGGAACAGCATCTCCATAAGGTCTACCATTAGCATCAAAATCTTCTAAGTTATAAAAAACACCTTCATACTCTCTAATTTTCATTACATCCTCCAAGATTATCAATTATCATCAACATCAAAAAATAATTTAAGATCATTATTTTTTTTAATTTTTGGTTTTTTCTTTTTCTCATTTTTAATCCTTCTACTCTCTTCATAGTCTTCTATAAATTGAAAGAAGTTTTCATACATGGTCTCACCATCAACAGAAAAATTAGAAGTATCAAAGTGATTAAGATTTGCAATTGAATCATGTCTATGGAGTTCATTCTCCATTGCTTTCAGTTTGATATAGGTATATTTCTTTTCCTTTTCTATTCTTCTGAGGAATGAGTAAGTGATAACTGTTGTGAAATAAGAGAATGGATTTTTTGATTTGTCAGGATTGAAGTTACGAATATACCTCAAACAGTTCTCAACCCCATCTAAAATCATATCCTCTTTGAAAGTGTAGTTTGTGAAGTTTGGTTTGGTTGCAATCCTTTGTGCAATCTTGAAGAAACACTCTCCAACATATTCAGGAACTCTTGGTAATTCAGATTCCATTTCTTCTGCAACTTTACATTGATTGATATAAATACGTATTGCTTCATAAAATTCTTTATTGTTCACATAATGAACTTTGTCTTTCGCTTTAACTTTAGTCATAATATATTTTTC